GGTATTTAGAAATTAACAGTCCAAAGTCAAAGTCTAGTTATCGGGATATAGATATAGATTTAGATAAAAATCCTATTGAAATTATCGTGGAAGAATATCAATCTCGCATTGCTCCGTTAGATGGCACTCAATTTGAAATACTAAAAGAATTTGTCACTCTTGATTGTATGGAAGCGAAGGTTGTCTTGAAAGCAATTGGTCTTGCTGCTGATAATGGCAAAAGAAATTTTAGCTACATCAAGGCTATCTTGACTAATTGGAAAAATGATGGAGTTTTGACAATTGCAGCGGTAGAAGAAAGAGAGAGAGCTTTTAAAGAAAGTAAAAATAAAGGCTCGAAAAATCAACCAAACAAAAAATCTAATGTTCCAGAATGGTCTAATCCAGATTATGTAAATACAACAAGTGAAGAAACCAAGGAAGAACTTGAAAGACGTAAAAAGGAATTACTTAACCGACTAGAGAAAGGAGATAAATGATGTTTATCTTAAAGCATGGCGCAAAAGAAGACAAACCTTTCTTGAAATCTGTCGATGTGGCAGTTACTGGAATAGATATTTCTTTTTCTGATGAAAGAAAAGCAATGAAGTTTGCTTCTCGTGGAGCAGCAATACAAGTAGGAAGAGCGCTAAGAAGCTCTTTTGGAAACTTCTATCCAGTGGAGGTGAAGGGATGATAGGAGGTATTGATTATCAAAAAAATGGTAGTCTGGGCACTTTTTGATAGTGGGAATGGTTCTTACTTCAATGGTGCTAACTCTCTGAATAGTTCGGGGGGGCGAATATTGAAATCTATTCAATCGGAATAGATATAGAAAACAAGAACAATCATTTTATAAATTTGAACCTTGCTGACTTTGGGCGATTGTTTGGAGATAACACGCTCTTTGACGTGTTAGACAAATTACCAAAACCTGAACTTATAATAGCTAGTCCACCATGTGAAAGTTGGTCAAATGCTTCTGCAATGGAAAATGGGAATGCGTGTTGGAAACGCAATGATGTCTCTGATAGCTTATTTGCTCCACAAGTAAGACCTTCACCGTTCACGATCAGGGCAAATCAGGATTACGAGTCAGCCTATATAAATTATCAGTACGACAGGCAATTTTTAAAAAGGGTCAATGGCGAGCTAACAGCTTTCAACACAATAGAAATCATAAAAAGATATAGACCACAATTTTGGGTTATTGAGAATCCAGCAGCTGACAGACTGTGGCCCTACATTGAGGATATTATTGGATTCAGAATTCCATACAAAAACCTAGCTAGATACAATAATTATGATTATCCCTTACAAAAACGGACGATTTTTGGAAGCAATATTGAACTTAATCTTAAGAATAAAATTATCAAACAGGACATAGAGTGGAAGAACTTCTCAAAATCATACAACGAGAGATCTAATATACCTGAAAAATTGGTGTCAGAAATTTTCGAAAAAATCTACAAGGAGTTTTGCAAAGATGATTGAGCTCTACTTCATTTATAACGGTCACCGCAAGATACTCATTGGGAGTTTTGGCCATATACATAGCGCAATCAACGAATTAAAGAAACATCAAGCTAGTTACTCAGCTATCAACCATCCACGCTTTCAGAAAAGCATGAGTGGTGAGAACATTAGGATTGACTACGGATCAGTTGACTGCTACTACTTGATTACGAAGAAAAGAGAGGAAAATAATGGCTAGAGATATTTTAACCGATTTAGCATTTGAAAATGTACACAAATGTCTGGGAATTCCTGATTGGAACGAATCTGATGAAGTAATTCTTGTTAGTTTAGCTAACAAAGAACAAATTGAAGCAGATAAAAATTACCGTTCGACTGAAAATTGTAATTATTTTGGCAAACGAATTTGTATCTTCTGTGAACAGGTGAAGAAAAATAATTACATTACGCTACCTAAATCTAAGTTAGAAAAAATTATTCAGACAATGGAATCATTTAAAGAAGTGGAGGAAAAGTGAGATGAATACAAAAATGATTTTGGAAGAAAAGGTTCAACAGTGGTTTGTTGACAGAAATCTACATGAAGCAAATCCTGTTAAGCAGTTCTTGAAGCTCATGGAAGAATCAGGAGAACTGTTTGAAGGTATCGCAAAAGATAAATCTGAACTGATTTACGATGCGCTTGGTGATATCCAGGTAGTAATGATTGGACTTGAACAACAAATCAAGAATGGAGCTCAGATCTCCGCTAACCAACAGGAACTTGAATTGTTGCTGATGGTTTCAAGCCTAGGCAATATCGCTCAAAAACTTTATGCTCATATTTGTCACAACGAAACTCAGACACCTCTTATTAAGTCTGATTTGATGTTTCTTGACAGCGTCATCAGCACGGTTTCATTTTGCAATGGAACTACAGCTGAGAATTGTTTAGAAGAAGCTTATGAAGTCATCAAGGACCGCAAAGGTAAGATGATTGACGGGGTGTTTGTAAAAGAGGAGGATTTATAAAATGAAAAAACTAGGAATTTTTATTGGTGTATTACTCGTAACAATTATCTCACCGTTTGTTGTTCAATTTGGTTGGAATGAGATTGTAACGACAATCCTCCCTGTCGGAAAGATTTCGTTTTGGCAAGCTTTGGGAGTAGATGCTTTACTAAGCTTCATAAATCCAACAATCTATAGTGATGAAGATATTTCAAAAAAAATTACTCAGGCCATTTCAAAGATTATATATTTTGCATTTGTTCTGTGGCTAGCTAGTTTGTTTTTGTGAGGATTTAGAATGAGATATTTTAAAATTCTATGTGTTGTTTTACTCGCATCCTTACTCATAGCATGTCACCAGATTTCAAGTGGGACGGTGGTAGATAAGTACATTGATGAACCTCATACAACGTTCATACCTGTTATGACAGGAAAAAGTTCGGTACTTGTGCCAACAAGAACAAAAAGAAGATATATTCTGGTCGTTTCTGGATATGTAGGAAATGAGCACGTTGAAGAAACATTTGAAGTGACAGCCGAAGAATACAAGCACTATGAAATTGGCAATACTTTTATACAGGATGCCGTTTTAGAAAACAAGGAAGGGGATGAATAATGAAACCTGAAAAAAATGACAACGTAAACAAACCAAGTCATTATCAAGGCTCAAAAGGTCTTGAAAGTATTGAAGTGATTGACAACTTTATTGGCAAATTGCCAGGCAAGGCAGCATGGTGCTGGGGAAACGCAATCAAGTATCTACTAAGATTCCAAAAAAAGAATGGTCTTGAAGATTTGAAAAAGGCTCGCAAAAACCTTGATTGGTTGATTGAGGAAGTAGAAAAGGAGTTAAACAATGATCAATAATGTTGTGTTAATAGGTCGCTTGACTCGTGACCCTGAGTTGCGATACACACCATCAAACGTGGCTGTTGCAACTTTCAGTTTGGCAGTGAATCGCAATTTTAAGAATCAGGCAGGTGATCGTGAAGCCGATTTTATCAGTTGCATCATGTGGCGTCAGCAAGCTGAAAACTTTGTAAATTGGCTTAAAAAGGGTGCTCTTGTAGGGATTACAGGTCGCATTCAGACTCGTAGCTACGATAACCAGCAAGGACAACGTGTCTATGTGACGGAAGTTGTAGCTGAAAGTTTTCAGCTTTTGGAAAAACGAGATAAGACTGCGGACCATTCGAGCATGGAAAATCAGATGCCACCAAGTTTTGGAGCAAGTGATCCGATGGATATTCCAGATGATGGATTGCCATTTTAGGGAGGTGGAGTGATGGAATCATTTGCACACTATTTTAACAAACACATTGCTAAAAAAATCGAATTAGATGATATCACAATTATTGACTATTATAGTCCAGAATATAATCGAATGTATAATCTAAGATATATTTTCGATAAGAAAAATTCATCATTAGCTATCACAGGGGATTTTGGAGAGCTGGTTGCAGTAAATTTTAACAATATGGGTAATTGGGAAGATTTCTATAAGGATTTCACAAATAACCCTGGATATTTTATCGAAAAAATCAAAGCATCTAGTCGAAATCTTTTTGTTTATGATGAAGATGAAGCTAAAAAAATTATTCTTGAGTGTTTCTTTGATAATAAGCGATATGAAGACTTAGACGAAGATGATCAATATTATTTTGATGAACTATTTGAATATTTCAATGATAGTCATGGATTCCAACACATTACTGATACTGTTCGAGAATTCCTGAGTGAACAAGATTCAGAATACTATGAGATTCTTGAAATCGCTGGTAAAAAAGTGTCTGAAATAGTATTTCTATATTTGGATGCTTATAAAAGAGCGTATGAATCAATAAAAAATGAGGAGGTGGAGTGATGGTACAAACACTTGAACAAGCAATAAAAACTGAAAATAAACGCATAAAAATCCCTGCGAAAATCAGACCGTTTGATGTAGGTTATCGAATAGTAAACAAAAACGGCCAAGCGCTAGCTTTAAGAAATGGGGCAAGTATATTCGCTTTACCCTCGCTTGCTGAAAAAGCGATAAAGAAAGAGTTTGGGAAAAATGATCCAGACTTTGATATTGAAAAGCATTCTGTTGAAGAGGTTGCTATTATCAATTTAAGTAAACTTCATAGCTACTTCGAGGAGGTGGAGTGATGAATAATGAGGTCTTTGAAGAATTGAAAAAGCTTATGAGTTATTTTCCTGACTCATTTATAAACAGACAATTAGAACTTATTCTCATCCCAAAAACAAACACATACTTTTCTTTAAGAGATTGCTTGACAAAGAATGATGTCATTTCAAAGGTACTAATGTGGTGCACCAGGGATATAGCTAAAGGCAAGCCTTATCAACACCGAAAACGAAATATCGACTTTTATGTGGATAATCGTGACCGCTTGGAAAAATATTTAGGTGCAGATATCAATGTAGATGTGGTTTATCATCGTCTAGGAAATGGAATTAACAAAGAACTCACATACAGATTTATTGAGAGCGGTTTTGATATGAATTTACTTTATAAGGAGGTAACGGAATGAAACGTTTTATCGCAATCTGGATTTTATTGTCTGCTGGATTAAATATTTGGCAGAGTATCCAGATTAAGAAATCAGAAGAAAATCGCCCGATGATCGTCTATAAAGCTGACAATCAAGGAGCAGAAATCAAAGGTAGAGTCGTCCATAAAGAAAAAATAGGCGACCTGCACACAATCACAATACAGAACTACGGCATTTTCGTAGTATCGCAAGACAACTACGAATTTTTGAAAATCGGAGATGAGGTGAGATTGTAATGACAAAGTACAAAAAACTAACTTACATCATCATTCAGGAAGCAATGGCAGGCTACATTCATGAAAGCTAATACCAGGAAATGGAGAGCAAGATGAATAAAAGGATTAAGAAGAAGAAAGCTAAGCAACTTGCTCAGAAGAAACAACTAGAATTAGAAAATAAGCTTATAAAGTTAAGTCAGGAAGAAATTGAAGTTTTATCTAGAATGATTAAGCAGATAGTTTCTGACATCAGTAAGGCTTTTTCCAAAATGTTCGATAGCTTATTTAATTATTTAGAAAATTCGGAGGTAAAATTTGAAGAAATTGAGCGACGAAGACCTCAAAACATTAGACAGAGAACTTTTCAAATTCCAAAACATTCAACGTACAATAGATTTGAGAAGGCTAGAATTAGAAACTCGAAACCCAGATGCTCAGAGTGGTCCTATCGTAGGAATAAGCAAACCTACCGAAACTATCGCAATCAGAATCGCAGATGATCCAACCTTGAAATTTCTCGAAGGGTTCAAAGCTATTATTAACAAACTCCTGATCAATCTAGTTGATGAAGATAAGGAAATCTTTAATCTGCGCTGGAGATATCCTCAACTGAGATGGGAAGAAATAGCAGAACAGAAATTCATGAGCAAAGCTACAATCTATCGACGTAGAAGGATTATTCTAGAGCAGTACGCTATACTGAAAGGTGAGTTGTAAATAAGATTGAGACAAAAGACATCTTGAAGTCTCACAAAAAAAGGTTTATCATGATAGCATGAACTTCTGAAACAAAAACACATATCACACTTGAGGAGCCATCCTTAATTCTAGTCAAAAAGTTGTCCAACAGAAGCATCATTAAGAGTCAGCAAATGCTGGCTTTTTGTTTTGGGAAAGGAGGTAGAATATGGAATTTGTATCACCGATAAAAGATAATGACGACATTCAGGCAATGAAAGATTATCTCAAGGAGTGGAATGAGATGTATTATATGCTATTCATTACAGGCCTGAATACTGGTTTGCGAGTCGGAGATATACTTACCTTGAAAGTTAAAGATGTTCAAGGTTGGCACATCAAATTGAGAGAACGGAAGACTGGCAAGCAGATAACAAGACGGATGACAAAAGAACTCAAGAAAGAAATGAGGAGATATGTTGAGGGTAAACCATTTCATCATTTCTTATTCAAGAGTAGGCAAGGTCAGAATAAAGCGATCACTCGTGAGCGAGCCTATCAAATCATACATGAAGCAGCTGAAGAACTTGGCATTGATAATGTTGGCACACATACAATGCGCAAGACATTCGGCTATAAATATTACAACAAGACAAAAGACGTAGGGACATTACAGAAAATGTTCAATCACTCATCACCAGCAATAACTCTTAGATACATAGGGATTGAGCAAGCAGAGCTTGATGATGCGCTACGGAACTTTGTCATTTAATTTTTTTAGATATCACTTTCACATAATGAGTTAAGCATAAACTGAAAAAATCAAAGGCACGAAAAGCTAGAAGCTGTAAGGATTTGAGAATTAAGGGGAGTTTAACAAAATATAAGATATGTGAAGCTGAGAGAGAAAAACGAAGTATAAAGAGGTAACAGAATGGATACAAAATTTAGAGCATGGGACGAAGAAAAACGAAAAATGTTTTACAGGGTCGTGGTAGGCAATTGCGACCAAAACGATGAAAACCGTAATTGTCCATTAGTCTACTATGAGGGCAGTGGATGGAAGCACTTTGAAGATTTGAAATACATCACTCAATCAACACGCACTTATGACAAAGAAGGCAGAGAAATTTTTGTAGGGGACGTTCTTCAAATTGATTTTGTAAAAGCTATTGTACGCTTTGGGAAATATCGCTACTATGAAGAAAAGAAAGTACTCTCTGGAAATGGTTTCTATCTTGAATGTCTAAATGTCGCGGACCCAGATTGTATTTCACCCTATGAGCCGGATGTATTAGATAAAGCTGAAATCATTGGAAACATTTTTGAGAATCCAACACTAGAATATCATTTTATAGGATTGAGACCAAAATAAAATTGAGACAAAAGACATCTTGAAGTCTCACGAAAAAGAGTTTATTATGGTAGCATAGATTTCTTGTATGAGAGGGGATAGGTCACTGACCTGTCCCTTTTAGTATTGAGAAAGGAGGTTTGAGATGTATAACAAACCTATCAGACCGACCTTGAAGTCTAAGAAGTGGGAGAAGTTCCGTGACAAGATAATGCGTAAGTACGATTATCTTTGTCAAGAAAGTTTGAGATATGGGATTTCAGTAGCAGCTGAAATGGTACATCATATCTTTCCTGTATCTAAATATCCTGAACTTGAATTCGTAGAGTGGAACTGTTTGCCACTAACAAATAAAAAACACAATACGTTTCATGATAGGGTAAACGACAAAGTGATCAATCAAGGATTATTTTGGCAGAGAAAACGAAAAAAAGAATTTGAGGAATTTTATGGATACCCCCCACCTCTTTAAAAATTATTTTTGGGCGATTGGGTACCGGTGAAGGGAACTTTTTCCAAGTCGGGGGCCTTCAAACAAAAAGGGGGTAAAAACTAAGCGATTTTGACGAAAGGAGGTAGTTTTTGGCTAAACCAATTACAGCGAAGTCGATTAAGTCAAAAGTGGTCAAGCAGATGAAAGACTTGGGCACTTATCGTAAAGAGTTCGAAATGATCATTGACATTTTTGCTGGTATGCTATATCAGTATCAGAAACTTGCTCAAGATTATGCTGACATGGGTTATCCAGTAACAGACACCTACGTCAATAAGGCTGGTGCAGAGAATGAGCGCAAAGTTCCAATCTTGACAGCGATGGAAATTTTGAGGAAAGACATCCTCAGCTACTCTAATCAGTTGATGATGAATCCTAAGTCGCTCGGTGAGGTAGTAGAACAAGAAGGTGATTCAGTTCTTACTGAGGTCCTGAAGTTTAAGAATGAACTGAAAAAGAAGCGAGTGAAAGATGGATAAAGACTTTGAAAAACGTTTTGCCGATTTTCGCCACGCTACAACCAATCTTGGAAAAGCTAAAGCCTATGTTGATTATGTCCTGAGCTATCAAGAGGAACATAACGAAGAACGGATTTTGGCTGCTGAACGCTTTTTGAGGGATTTGGAAAATCCAGCATATGAGCTTGATGAGGATATAGTGGATTTTGCCGTTCACTTCATTGAGAACTCAATTGTTCATCAGCAAGGAGATGACATGTTTGCCATGTCTATCCGTAACAAGCCTTTGATTTTGCAACCGTGGCAACATTTCACGGTTGTCAATCTCTTTGGGTTCTATCACGCTGGTACGAACGAGCGTAGGTTCAAAGAAGCCTTGATAATGCTGGCACGGAAAAACGGCAAGACCAGTTTTACTGCTGCTATTGCTTTGCTTTATCAGATTTTGGATGCCGATAGTGGCTCAAAATGCTATATCGTGGCCAACTCTGTCAAGCAAGCGCTGGAAGCTTTTAATTTCATCAAGTTCAACGTGGAACGATGGAATGAGAAATCTATCCGTATCAAGGACAATAACCAAGAACATTCTATCACAGCTAATTTTGGAGATGATGGGTCATTCTATATTCAGGCCTTGGCCAATGATGAGAGCCGTTTGGACTCTCTCAATGGCAATGTCACGGTCATCGATGAAGCTCACACGATGAGGAATAGTAAGAAGTATGGTCTTATGAAGAAAACAATGTCAGCATACCGAAACAGTATGCTTTTTGTTATCTCAACGGCTGGTGATATTCCTACTGGATTTCTTGCTAACCGCTTGAAATACTGTCAGAAAGTTCTCAAGCAGTTGGTACAGGATGAGGCTTTATTTATCTTTATTTGTAAAGCCAATCAGACAACTGATGGCGATGTTGGTGACTATCTTGATGATAATGTTTTGAAGATGGCAAATCCGTCTTGGGGGGTCACGGTGTCCATGCCTGCTTTGAGAGCTGAAGCAGAGCAGGCTATGAATGATCCACAGACAAGAAATGAGTTTTTCAACAAGACTTTGAATGTCTTTACAAACTCAATGAACGCTTATTTCAATCCTGATGAATTTATTGCTTCAGACAGTTGTTACGATTGGACTTTGGAAGAACTGGCACGCTTGCCTATTCAGTGGTATGGTGGAGCTGACTTGTCAAGGTTGCATGACTTGACCGCGGCGGCTCTTTATGGTGTCTATCATGACGGCGAGAAAGTTGTTGATATCTGTATCACACATGCTTTCTTTCCTCGTGTAAATGCTCAGAAGAAAGCTAACGATGACGGGATTCCACTCTTTGGGTGGCAGTCTGATGGTTGGCTGACGATGAGCAATACTCCGACCGTTCTCTATGATGATATTGTTAAATGGTTCATCAAGATGAGGGAGAAAGGGTTCAAGATTGCTGCTGTCGGTATGGATAGAAAATTTGGTAGAGAATTCATGCTAAAGATGAAGCAAGCAAAATTCAAAATGATTGACCAGCCTCAGTTATTTTATTTGAAATCAGAGGGATTCAGAAGGATTGAATTGAAAGTAAAGAATAAAGAATTCTATTATGTACATTCGGACGCTTATGAATACTGTGTCAGCAATGTCAGAGCCATCGAGAAAGTAGATGATGCTGTTCAGTATGAGAAATTAGATGGGGATGGCGGTACAGCAAGAATTGACTTGTTTGATGCAAGTGTTTTCGCATGTATTCAGGCGCTTGCTAACCTTGGTAAGAACAAGAATGTGATGGCTTACTTTGATTAAGTAGAAAGGAGGTGAGAAATATGGGAATCTTTGACAAATTATTCAAGCGTGGGAAGTCTCAAACGATGTTCACAAGCTTTGGCAATTCTGATTTGGGAATCATGTATGACGGGGATGGCTATATTCCATTAGCAAGGAATCCAGATGTGATCATGGCAGTCAATAAAATTGCTGACATGGTTTCAAATATGACAATTCAGCTTATGGAGAATACAGAATCCGGTGATGTACGAATCAAGGATGGGTTAGCCCGTAAGATTGACATCAACCCTTGTGATCACATGACAAGAAAATCATGGATTTTTAAGATTGTAAGGGACTTGCTTCTATTTGGCGATGGGAATTCTGTGCTACATGTGGAATACGATCCAATGACTGACTATATCAGCAATCTCAGACCATTCCCAATGTCAGAAGTGTCGTTCAAAAGTAATGATTTAACATACATGATTCATTTCAGGGACACTGATTTTAATCCAGATGAAGTGGTCCACTTTGCCATCAATCCTGATCCAGACCGGCCTTATATTGGGACCGGTTTTAGATTGGCTTTGAAAGACATTGTCCGAAATTTGAACATGGCCACACAGACCAAGAAGGGCTTCATGAACGGAAAGAACGTTCCAAGCCTCATTGTGAAGGTGGACTCATCCAGTGAAGAACTTGGAACCGTGGAGGGTCGGGAGAAAATTGCTAAGAAATACTTGACAACAAGCCAGTCAGGGGAACCTTGGATTGTTCCTGATGCCTTGCTTGAAGTTGAACAAGTGAAACCATTGAGTTTGAATGACATTGCTTTGAATGAGTCAGTAGAAATTGATAAGAAGACAGTAGCTGGGATGTTAGGAGTTCCGGCTTTTGTTTTAGGAGTAGGCGATTTCAACAAAGAAGAATACAACAACTTTGTGAATACCACTATCATGAGCATCGCAACAACGATTACTCAGACACTTACAAGAGATCTACTGACTTCATCAACACGCTACTTCAAATTCAATCCACGCTCATTGTACTCATACGACATTACAGAGCTTTCAACAGTTGCTCAACAAATGACCAACAGCGCTGCAATGCGTAGAAACGAGTGGAGAGATTGGGTGGGTATGACTCCAGATCCTGAAATGGATGAAATTATTGTTCTTGAAAACTACCTTCCACAAGGGGAGTTAGGCAATCAGAGCAAATTAAATAAGGAAGGAGGAAATGCCAATGAAGAAACGTAATTCATACATCGCTACTCAATTTGAGACACGAGAAGAACAGGAATCTGGTGACTTGATTCTGAGTGGCTACTTCATCCGGTTTGATGAAGAAACTGAGCTGTGGCCAGGCTATTTTGAAGTGATCAAACGTGCAGGAGTGGAAGAAGCAATCAAGAATGCAGATATCCGTGCATTGTTTAATCATGACCATAACCTAGTATTAGGACGCACAGGGAACAGCACAGTGAGTCTCAAAGTTGATGACAAAGGTCTCTATGGTGACATTATCATCAACAGGAATGATCCAGACGCTATGGGAGCCTATGCCCGTGTACAGCGTGGGGATATTGTTGGATGCAGTTTTGGATTCATGCCTATTAAGGTGGACACTATTGAACGTGAAGATGGTTCCTATCTTGATATCGTGCTAGAGCTTGAAATCTTTGAGGTCAGCCCTTGCACGTTCCCAGCTTATCCACAGACTGAAATTGCTGCACGGAAGAAAGACTTTGAATGTCTGAAACGTGCTAACAGTGAAGCGTTAAATGAACGCAAAATGAAAATTAAGGAGAAATACAATCTATGAATAAAGCATTGATTTATGGCGCACGCATGCGTGCAAAAGCAAGCAAGGTTGTTGAACTGGAAGAAGCAATCACAGAATTGAATGAACGTTCTGCAATCGAATCAGAAAAATTGGACCGTGCTGAAACTGAAGAAGAAGTTTCAACAGTTGAAAAGAGCCTTGAAGACATCCAAAAAGAATTGGAAGAAAAACAAGCAGAAAAAGCAAAACTTGAAGAAGAAATTGAAGAACTTCAAAAACAAGTTGATGAACAAAATCGGAAAGCCCCAACTTATCCAGACGGGGAGCAACGTGGAGGAAAGAAATTGGAACAACGTGACGCAATCGCTAAATACATTCGTACTGGTCAAACTCGTGACATCACAGGCTTGAAAACTACTGATTCAGGAAGCGCAGCTTTAATCCCTACTGAAGTTTTGAAACCTCATTTTGTTAACAAAACACGTAATCCACTTTTGGATCTTGTGGAACGTGTGAAAGTTAACAGTGGATCTGGTAAATATCCGGTTATCAAGAAAACGGATGGTGTAATGGTTTCAACAGATGAATTGAAATCAAATCCAGAACTCGGAAAACCAGCAATCAGCGAGATCGATTATTCAATCAAGACTTACCGTGGATACGTCCCTGTGTCACAAGAAATGATTGACGACGCAGACTATGACATCATGACCATTGTTGAAGACGAAGTGTTCAATCAAGGTGAAAACACAGAATTGTCATTAGTTACAGCTGTCCTCAAAACAGCTACCCAAGCAGATGCTGCTGGATTTGATGGTATTAAAGATATCTACAACAAGAAACTCAAATCAATTTATAAAGCAAGCATCGTTGTCACTAAGTCAATGTTTGCCGCACTTGACAAGGTGAAAGACAAAGATGGACGCTACATGCTTCAAACTGATGTAGCTTCACCTACTGGTTATTCATTTGGTGGGAAAACAATCTACAAAGTAGATGACACAGTGTTTGGAAACGAAGGAGACATGAAATTCTTCATCGGAGATGTCACTGAGTTCGTCAAAGAGTTTGACCGTGCTCAAGTATCCGTTAAATGGGTGAACAATGACATTTACGGACAATTGCTTGGACTTTTTATCCGTTTGGATATTAAGAAAGTAGATGAAGAAGCTGGATTCTTCGGAACATACACTGATGTTGTAGCTTAAGGAGGTAGCGTATGAGCTATAAAGTAATCCGTCCTTTCAAGGACTTGGCCGATCCTGAAAATCATGACTATGCTGTTGGCGATATCTTTCCTCGTGAGGGATATGAGCCCACAGATAGCTTTACCAATGGCCTTTTGACTGGCGCCAATACTGCCGGCTCTATCTTCCTTGAGGTTTTGGGAGATGATGAACCTAAAAAACCAGCTCCTGAAGCAAAAGAAGTGAAGGAAGAGCCCGCAGTTGAGCAGGAAGAAACAGTTGAGGAAACTGCTGAAGATCCTGCTAAGGAAGTTGAGGAGTAAACATGGACGAAGGTCAGCTTTTAGAGTTGCTGAAACTCAAGTTAGGTATTACAACCAAACTGAGAGACAAGCCACTAGAACACATCATTTCAAGTGTCATCACTGAATTGACCGACAATCTCGGTGTTGAGCTTGTCGGTGACCGTGCTGATCATGAAATGTTTATCGTTGACTATGCTGCTTATCGCTATGAGGGTGGTGTGGATATGCCACGTCACCTTCAATGGCGACTGCATAATTTACAGATAGCATCAAAGAAAGAGGTCAAGAATGTGGAATCATGAAATCAAACTGATCTCTAAAAAAGTAACAGGTAAGGACAAGTTACTACAACCAATCTCTGAAGATGTTGAAGTTACTCTGTTGTGTCGTAAAAAGAAGGTTACTCGCTCTGAATTTTATCAAGCAAATCAGGCAGGTCTAAAACCGAGCTTGGTCGTTGAGATTCGAAATTTTGAGTATGAGAATCAGGAGTTTGCGAAATTTGAAGGCAAGCAATATCGTATTTTGAAAACCTATCCTATCGATTCTGAAATTTTAGAGTTGACTTTGTCAGAGGTGTTGAAATGAGCTTAACAAGTGATTTAGCGAATGAAATTGCAAAAGCAATGGCAGAGTACTCTGCTGAGGTAGAAGATAAGATTGACCTGATTGCTGAGGACGTTGTAAACGAAGCCGTTACGGAATTAAAAGCGACTAGTCCAAAACGTCATGGAAAGTATGCTAGAAATTGGCGCTTCAAGAAAAATGCTAAGGGGTCATACGTCATCTACAACGCGGCTCCAACCTATCGTTTAACTCACTTACTAGAAAAGGGGCATATTTTGAGAAATGGCGGTCGTAGTCGGGCATTTCCACATATTAAACCTGTTGAGGAGAAAGTTAAAGAAAACTTTGAGAAGCGTATCAAGGAGATTGGGAAATGAAGCTATCAGACTTTGCTGCTATTTTGGAACAGGCAAACTTGCCTGTCACTTATCGAGCGTTTAAAATCGGGAACGCTCCTGACCTACCTTACCTGGTCTATTATGAATCTAGTCCAGCCATCAATGCAGCTGACAACACGGTTAATCATCAAATTAAGAGCGTTACAGTAGAGCTAGCTTTTGAGCAGAAGGATGAAGATTTGGAAGAACGTCTGGAAGAGCTGTGGACAACCCACGAGCTCTTTTTCGATGTTCAAGAAGAAACATTTATTGAGGCTGAAAGACTCTATGTCAAGTCTTATACGGTCTATCTATACTAAGGAGGAATGACATGACTCAAGAAAATAAAGTAACCTTTGGATTAAAAAATGTTCACGTTGCGCCAATTAAATCAATTGGTGCAGATGGAGTGATTGCTTACGATGAAATTTTCCGCTTTCCTGGGGCAAAGGAATTGACATTGGATCCAAAGGGTGAATCAACACCAATCAAAGCAGATGACATCGATTATCACTTTATGAATTCAAATGAAGGATATGAAGGTAAATTTAAAATCTCTCACATTATTGAAATGTTTGCGACTAAGATTTTGGGTGAAATCAAAGATGCTCAGACGGGTGTTTTGACTGAAAAAGCTGATGCAGAATTCACATCATTTGCCTTGATGTTTGAATTTTCAGGGGACAAGAATAAAACACGTCACGTCCTTTACTACTGTTCAGCGAGCCGTCCAGGCAATGGCTCAAAAACCAAAAATGGTACAAACGTCAACGAGCGTGAACTTGGCTTTAAGGCAAGTCCTCGTCCTCTGGATTCAGTTGTTAAACGTTCTATCACATCAGCTGATAGTAAAGAAATTTATGACAACTGGTTCAAGAAAGTGTATGAACCTACTGCGGTGGTAGCTTAAGGAGAAAATCTATGCGTAAGATCGTTTTGGTTGGTGATCAGGAGTATGAGTTAGGCACAAATGGCTATACTCCTATCGCATACAAGCAACAATTTGGGAAAGATTATTTCCAAGATTTGTTCTCAATGTTGAAAAATCAATCATTCATGAATGAATTGAACAAGCTGGAACATGACAAGGAATTGACAGCGACTAATATTGATATTTCGATGTTGTCAGATTTTGATATGACCTTTTTCAACCGTCTTTTTTGGACCTTTGCTAAATCTGCAAATCCTCAAATCAAACCTTATGAACAATTCTTCATGGAAATGGAAGTCTTTCCGATTCAGGAAGTTGGTCCTGTGTTGATGGAAATGCTGAATGCGAGCATGGCGACAAAAAAGCACCAGATGACTCAGAATCAGCTAGCGAAGAAATTTTCACAGTAGAGTCCTATCTGTCTTGCTGTAAAGAAACTGGTCTGTCTATCGACGATCTAAAGCACATTTCAATCGGAATGGCTCTAGATTATCAGACGGATTATGTAAATTTACGGAGCGAGGATAAAGGTGGCGAACGGAAGGCAACGCAAGCTGATTTTGACAGTTTTTAAAGAAAAAATGAGTGCTGAGAGAGCGATTCTGAGACCAAGTTCCTTGAACTGACTGCATTATCAGTCGTAGAAATCCTCTCAGCACTTTTCTATTTTTTTGAGAAAGGAGGAAATATGGCAGGAAATATCAAAGGTATCAAAATTGAAATTGATGGCGACACGCAACCATTACAGAAGGCGTTAAAAAATGTTAATAAGGCTGCTACTGATGCAAGTCAGGAGTTGAGACAGATTGACAAGGCCTTGAAGTTTGATACAGGGAACGTAACGCTTTTGACTCAGAAGCAAGAAGTTCTGCAAAAGCAAGTTTCGACGACCAAAGAGAAACTAGAAACCTTGAGACAAGCTCAGTCTCAGGTGGAGCAGCAATTCAAAAATGGTGATATTGGTGCTGACAAGTACCGTGCTTTCCAACGTGAAGTCGAAGTTACTCAAAATGTCCTGAAGGGATATGAGGGTAAGCTTGCAAGTGTGAATCAGGCGCTTGCTGAGAATGGGAGTGCTACTCAGAACAACAAGAACCAATTAAAAGAATTGCAAAATGAGCAGAAGCAACTGGCTAGCGAGAATGAAAAAGTAGTCAGTTCATTCAAATTGCAAGAAAGTCAGCTAGGAGCTAACGCAAGTGAAGCTGACAAATTGGCGCTTGCTGAGAAAAGGATTGGAGCTCAATCTGATATCGTTGCTCGGCAGATTGAAAATCTAGAAAAACAACTAGCTCTTACAAAGCAAGAGTATGGTGAAAATTCAGCTGAAGCCAATAAAATGGAAACTCAGTTGAATCAAGCTAAAACAGCTTACTCGAATCTCTCTCAAGAGATGAATAATCTTGGGAGTGCTGGGAAACAAGCGAGCGGGTCTCTTAGTGAAACAAACAATCTCTTAAAAGCTGAATTGCTCAATCAATTTTCTGAAAAACTATCGGATATCAGTCAAAAGCTGGTTGATTTTGGTAAGAGTGCTCTTGAAGCCTTTCGTCAAGTTGACGAAGGCATGGACACCATCGTTACTAAAACTGGCGCCACTGGTGATAGCTTGAAAGGGATGCAAGATATCGCTTCAAGCATCGCAACAACTATCCCAACTGACTTCAGCAAAGCTGGGGAAGCTGTCGGAGAGGTCAACACACAGTTTGGTTTAGCTGGAGATGCCCTCAAAGATGTATCCGTAGAAATGATTAAATTTGCTGAAATTAATGGTACAGACATCACCAATTCAACCATTTCAGCAAGTAAAGCTTTGGAAGCTTACGAGCTATCAACAAGCGATTTAGCAAAGGTTTTAGACTCTACTACTTACACAGCTCAATCGACTGGTGTATCTGTTGATGACTTGATGAAGAAAGCTATCGAAGGCGCACCACAGATTAAAATGCTAGGCCTCTCATTCGAGGAAGGTGTAGCACTACTTGGACAATTTGAAACAAGTGGTGTGGACGCTTCAAGTGCTTTATCAGGATTAACGAAGGCAGCAGGCTCTTACGCTAAACAAGGCAAGACTTTAAAAGAAGGTCTTGTCGAAACAATCGATAAGATAAAGAATACAACTAGCGAAACCGAAGCAATGGGTCTAGCTATGGAAATTTTTGGTGCTAAGAAAGCACCTCAAATGATTGACGCAATCAAGCGTGGTTCTTTTGACTTCCAGTCATTTGCTGAATCTGCTGAATATTCAGTAGGAGCAGTTTCTAAGACATTTGAAGCCACTCTGGATCCTATCGATAAATTTAAGACAGCACAAAACTCAGCCACTCTAGCCATGTCTGAACTAGGCGCAGCAATAGCTGAAACTCTAGCACCTATTTTTGAAGTGTTAGGAAACATGGTAAAAGACATAGCAGAATGGTTCAGTGGTCTACCTGGACCCGTTAAAGAATTTATCGTAATTTTGGGAGGGGTAGTCACAGTTGCTGGCATTCTAGTCCCAATATTCTTAACCTTGCAAGCAGCAGCAGTCGCGCTTGGAACATCCATCGGAGCGATGATTGCAGCAGCTGCACCTATAATCGGTATTGCTGCTTTAATTGTTGCCGCTATTGCAGCAGTCATCATCGGTATCAAATATCTATGGGACACAAACGAGGGATTCCGAGATGCAGTCATGACAGTCTGGAATGCTATTCTGGAAGTCATTAACAAAGTTGTAAGTGAAGTTTCTGACTTCATTATGAGCATGTTTGGAGTGGTTGTCAATTGGTGGACCGAAAACCAAGAGCTTATACGATCTAGTGCAGAAACAGTCTGGAATGCTATCCAAACCGTAATTGATGCAGTCATGACAGTCTTAGGTCCATTAATCGAAGGCGCCTGGGCGAATATCCAACTGGTCATCACAACCGCTTGGGAAGTCATCAAGACTGTAGTTGAAACTGCAATCAATGTTGTTTTAGGCATCATCAAGGCAGTCATGCAGATCATCACAGGTGACTGGTCAGGAGCCTGGGAAACAATCAAGGGAGTGTTCTCAACTGTCTGGAATGCTATCCAAAATGTTGTTCAGACCATCTTCACAGCTATCCAATCGTACATTTCAAATACGATAAACGCCATTTCAAGTACAATTTCAAATGTATGGAATGGAATTTCAAGTACAATTTCAAATGTATTAAATGGTATTTCAAACACTGTTTCAAATGTTTGGACAGGAATCAAGAATTCAATCGGGAATGCTATAAACGGAGCCAAAGACCTTGTAAGCTCTGCAATAAGTGCGATTAAAGGTCTATTTAATTTTAGTGTTAGTTGGCCACATATTCCACTACCTCACTTTTCAGTGAGTGGTTCAGCAAATCCATTGGATTGGTTGAGTCAAGGTGTGCCAAGCATCAGCATCGAATGGTATGCTAAAGGCGGTATCATGACGAAACCGACCATTTTTGGAATGAATGGCAACAACCTTATGGTTGGTGGTGAAGCTGGTAACGAAGCAGTATTGCCACTTAATGATCAAACGCTTGGTGCTATCGGTCGAGGTATTGCTCAGACAATGGGTGGAACTTCACCGACCATCAACATTACTATTACTGGCAATACTGTCAGAGAAGAAGCTGACATCACTAGAATTGCTGATGAGGTGGCTCAACGTATTGCTGACGAATTGCAACGTAAGACACAATTGAGAGGAGGTATGGCATGATAAAACATAACGAGCTTGTGATTGACGGTGTAAGAACATCGTCTTTTCCATTTAAGGTCATCGTCCATGATTCTCCCTCGGTTGCATTAGGAGAAGGCAAAACAGCTCTTCTTGAGCACGGTGGAATTAGTGGAGCAATCGTACAAACCAACAAACACAGAGGTCTTGTAAAGAAGACTTACTCAATCTATCTTGTAAAACCTACTGAAGAACAGATGAATCAGTTCATGAGCCTGTTTATTCGTGAGAAATTCTGGCTAGAGAATGAGCAAGTTAAGACAACCAAGTTATGGTGCTATAAAGTCAGTGTGACAGAATTAGACCAAGTCAAACCTGGTCTTTATATGACTAAGGCAACTTTTACTTGTCATCCAACTAAGTTTTTCAAAACAAGTGACACGCAAACTTTAACAAAAAGTGGGACTTTGACCGTTCAAGGTTCTGCTCTTGCCTTTCCTAAAATCACAATCGTTGGTCAGAGCACTTCTGAAACTTCATTTACAATTGCTGGTCAGGTCATTCGTCTTGAACGACTCACTGAGTCGCTTGTGATGGTCAATAATCCTGACAATCCAAGTTTTAAAACAACAACAGGAAAGCCAGTCAAATGGTCAGGGGATTTTATCACAGTTGATCCAGCAAAAGTGAAGAATGTTGGTGTTGTTCTAGGTCAAGGTATTCAATCGCTTGAAATCGAGACGGTTTGGGGGTGGGCATAATTGCTTTATCTACTTAATAAAGATGTGAGAACCGTTCGGTGGAACGGGGAGCCACTTCATGAAGCAACTTCGGCAATTGTTAAAGAGGCCATGAATGGTGATTTCACCTTAACTGTGAAATATCCTATTTCTGACTCTGGTATTTATCAACTTATTCAAGAAGATATGTTGATAAAAGCGCCGACTCCTGTTCTTGGTGCGCAGCTATTTCGCATTAAGAAACCTATTGAACACAATGATCATCTGGAAATCACAGCCTATCATATTTCAGACGATGTGATGCAACGTTCTATCACACCAGTAAGTGTGACTAATCAGAGCTGTGACATGGCTCTTTCTCGCATGGTTCAAAACACCAAAACCGCTTTGGGAGATTTTTCTTTCAATAGCGATATCCAGGATCGTAGGACCTTCAACACGACTGAAACAGAAACTCTGTACTCTGTATTGCTTGATGGCAAGCATAGTATCATTGGGACGTGGGAAGGTGAGCTGGTTCGTGATAACTTTGCGATGACTGTCAAGAAGAGTCGTGGCGAGAATCGTGGTGTTGTTATTACAACGCACAAAAATCTGAAGGACTACCAACGCACAAAAAACAGTCATAATGTTGTCACAAGAATTCATGCAAAGTCGACTTTTAAACCTGAAGGTGCTGAAAAAGAAACGACTATCAGAGTGACTGTTGATAGTCCTCTTATCAACTCATACCCTTATATCAATGAAAAAGAGTATGAGAACAACAACGCAAAGAGTGTTGAAGAGTTGCAGAAGTGGGCACAGGCTAAGTTTTCAAATGAGGGCATTGACAAGGTCTCTGATGCTATCAAGATTGAAGCCTATGAACTTGATGGGCAAGTTGTTCACATGGGTGATACGGTCAATCTCAAGAGCTGGAAACATAATGTCGATGCATTCAAGAAAGCTATTGCTTATGAGTTCGATGCCTTAAAAGAAGAATACATTTCTCTGACTTTAGATGATAAGGCAGGCGTTGGTGGTTCTAGAGCTTCTGGTGGCCTATCTAGCGCAGCTGATGCCATCCTTGGAGTGACAGAATCAGCTCAAGAAATTGCCCTTGAAAAAGCTCTTCAAAATGCAGACTTAGATTTTGATCACCAAGCTGAATTGTTAAGACAAGAAATTGCGGACGGTATCGAACTTGCAAAAGCTAAAGCAGAGGAAAACAAGCGTGCTCTATCAGATGAAATCGACAATCGTTTTTCAAATTTTGATAGCAGCATGAACGAGAAACTTGAAGACCAACGAACAAAAATCGAAGAGATTCGTGCGATTGGTTCAACAGTTAGTCAGACGGCAGAAGAAGCTTTAGAAGAAGCTAGAAACGCTCTTGAGTCCGCTAATACTTCTAAAGGTTTGTCTGATTCCAACTTTGCCAAAATAGAGCAGATAACAGACAGAATCAAAACACTTGTGACTAAACAAGAGGTTGACCCTCTGACAGATAGGTTGAGAATTGCTGAAAGCAGAATCGAAGTTCAAGCTGGCCAGATTATTGAGAAATTGTCTCGTACCGATTTTGACAGATTGGCCAATGACAAAGGTTTTCAAAATGCTACTCAAGTCCAGAATATTGTCAAGAATTCTGTCGACGGATTCCAAAGAACCATCTCACGTATTGAAACCAAACTGAGAGATATTATTAGAAATGATAACCTCTTGCAAAATTCGTCCATCATTCCAGCGGGGGACTCCTTGAACGGAACTTGGGGATTGTATTTGTCAGGTGGTAACGGTCGGACAGATGTTATCGAATTAAGAGATGCACCGCATACAGCTATCAAGAAGGCTATTCGTATTGTAGGAAACACGAACGGTGGAAATAAAGATATCGGTCAAAAAGTTAATTTGGTTGTTGGCGAAAAATACACAATGTCGTGCTGGGCGAGAGTATCTAGCAATAGTACGAGTCAGAATGTCAATTTGTTGATGCGTGCATGGACTACAAATGATAATAATCGTAGATTATTCAAATCTATCTCGAACAAAGATTGGGTTAGATATCAATTCACATTCACAGCAGATACAGTATCTAACTCAATACAATTTGGTCAAAGTGGAAATGGTAGTCTTGAAATCTGCGGTATGAAACTTGAACACTCTGACCGCATGACTGACTACGATGTTAACACTTCTGAAATCGTTAGCGTCGCTGATTTCAACGATGTAGTTGATACAGTTAAGAGCCACACACAGACTATCCAGAGACAGAATGAGTCTATTTCACAAGTCATTCAGACTGCTGATGGATTGGTTAACCGTGTATCTAATTTTTTGGAAGATTTTAACCTTGTATATGATCCAACGAATTTTAGCAAGTGGGCCAAGAAACAAGCTGAAGCAAATGTAATCGAAGTTCAGGCTGGCACTAGATTGCTACGAATTACCACTACTGGTAAAAACCAAGCAGTCTATCACGGTTTCGCATTGCCACTTAATACCTCAACCTTTACAAAGGGAGAGAAGCTCAGCTATCGCATGGAAGTATGGGTGGATGTCTTACCAGATGGACCTCTAGGAATTGAGCTATGGGCTTCTGACGGTGGACTTGCATCTGATAGAGTCTATCTCACAAAAACAGGAACTCAAATCATCACAGGTACGATGACGGTCCAGAAATCATCGACTAAAACAAGAGAATTCCCTCTCGAAATTTGGTTAATGAAAAACGGGCAAGTTGCCATCGGTCAGGTATCGCTTATTAGAGGTGACAAACCTCCTAAACGCTTCAGTGATAACACATCTACACAGGATGTTGTTACACAAACTCAAGTATCACAGCTACGTGACTCGTACGCTATCCAAACCCTTACTGGACCTGGAGCGATATCTTCTCAAATCAATCTGAATAGCAATAACATTCTGATTGAAGCTGCTAAAATTCGTCTAAAAGGTAGAACACTTCTAGATGAAATCACAGCTATCGATGGTTACTTTAAGCGTTTATTCGTAGGAGATGCCAGAGTAGGTACGTTGAATGCGGATATTATTCGCTCGAATTCGATTTCAGCAGACAAATTGATATTTGATACTGCTCTAGCTAAGAAGCTTGTAGCTAGTGATGTATTCACGGACACTTTAGCAGCTAAAACAGCCTTCATCAATAAGCTACGTTCAGTAGTGGTATCAGCAACCTTACTTGAAGGTTATAAGGGTAAGATTGGCGGTTTCCAAATCGGTACTCACGACAAAGACCCAAATAGTTATTGGCTAACTGGTCAAAATCAATTTAAAGTTGGCATGGGAAGCGGTAATGGTCGTTGGGGCCAAACAGCTCTTTGGGTTAACTGGGGAAATGATTGGGGGCAACCTGGTGACACAGCATGGTATGTCAAAAACAACGGAGAGATGTATTGCTACAATCAAGCTCATTTTTGGAATACACCTATTATTCACGGGAACTTGAAAGTCAGCGGAAATATTTATTATATAACGGACGATAACACGAAAGAAGGTGGCTATTGGATACACTCGCCATCATTTAAACGCATTCAAGAAAGCTCAGGATATATCTACCTGTACCGTTTCGACAATTCGTACTCATGGATACCCGTTAATAAAGAAATCTCTGACAGACGATATAAACATAACATTGAAGATAGTAAGGTGTCTGCTCTGGAAGTTATCAACCGTCTGAAAACTTACTCTTATCGTAAGGAATACGACGGGAAAATCGAGGATATTTCGTGTGGTATCATGGCGCAAGATGTACAGAAGTACGCTCCTGAAGCATTTTTGGAAAATCCAGATGGCGCTTATTCATATAGCAGTTTCGTACTCGTACCTTATTTAATTAAGGCTATTCAAGAACTCAATCAGAAATTGGAGAAAGTAAATGAAGGAAGAAATTAATCAATTAATCATCCAAAACTTAAGTGATGATATCGGACTAAAAGCAAGCGATGCAGCAACTTACAAGGCGCTGTATGAAATCACTCAAAAACAACTCAAGGAAATTTTAAACATCATTGATTCGAATGAAGAACTTAAAGCAAAACTTGAAGAAGTGAGAGGAGAAATGACAAATGGCAATCAATAACTACGAACTAGCAAGCAAGCCTTATACACGAGGTTTTGGCGACAATATCAAGACAGTGGTTGAAATCCGTCTGTCAGAAGGCAATCGGTACAGTGCGAACATGCGTGAGCTAACAGGAGACCGGACAAATGAACCGGAAGATGTCTTGATTCAAGATGTGCTGGACATCCTAAAATCCGAGCTAGATCCAGGAAGCGCCATCGTCAAAACACAGGCGCAACTTGAACAGGCCAATCAGAAGATTGCGCAAAACGAGAGTGAACAGAACAAGCTTGCAGCTCTTATTAAGCAGACTGAAGAGAATTCGAAGGTGAATCAGAAGGTCATTCATGTTCTTGTCTTGAACTCTGTCATGAGCAAGAATATCGAGTACGGCACGACTTATAAAGAATTGGTTGAGTTGATTCCACTAGCTGAAGTTGGTAAGACCTACTTACCACATGACCTAATTACCATTGAAGACCCTGAGCATGTAGAGGTTAACGGCGAAGGGAAACGCATCTTGGTTCAGCTTAATAAGGAATTTACTTATAATGGTGAACCTGTCAGCGCGTTTGTGACAAATGGTACCCTGGAACAAAACGGAACGGGTGTCGCTTGGAAATTTGAAGGGAAGGAATAGGAGAAATAAATGAAAATTGAATTGTTTAACTTTTTTAGAAGTCTAATCCAAACAGAAGATGGCTTGGTTTTGTACGCTCTTAGCCTAATTGTCATTATGGAAATTGTTGATTTTGTATCAGGGACATTTGCAGCAATTGCAAATCCAGAAATTGAATACAAGAGTAAGATTGGTATTAACGGCTTGATTCGAAAGGTTCTAGGTGTTCTCTTGTTGATGGTATTGATTCCGATGTCTGTTTTGTTGCCTGAAAAAACAGGTTTCGCATTCTTGTACTCGATCTATCTCGGATATTTGCTTTTTACTTTCCAATCGCTCATTGAAAATTACCGTAAGTTGAAAGGTAATGTGACAATCTTCCAGCCTATCATTAAGGCATTTGAGCGATTGGCTGGTGACAAAAACGACAAGAACGACAATAACGAAGGAGAACAATAATGGATATTGACACAAGCAGATACAGAGAAGGACTTCCACAAATTGGATACGATCCATACCGTCAAATTCACGCTCATTCGACAGGTAATAAGAACTCAACTGCCCAAAATGAAGCAGACTACCATATGCGCAGACCTGTTGAATCAGGCTTTTTCTCACATGTTGTGGGAAATGGTCGAGTGATGCAAGTCGGACCAGTGAACAACGGTGCTTATGACGTTGGAGGTGACTGGAATTATGAAACCTATGCAGCAGTCGAGCTGATTGAAAGTCATTCAACCAAAGAAGAGTTTATGGAAGATTATCGTCTGTATATCGAATTACTTCGCAATCTAGCAGATGAAGCAGGTCTTCCAAAAACATTGGATTCGGACGCATTGGAAGGCATTAAGTCGCATGAATACTGTACTAACAATCAACCTAATAATTATAGCGACCACGTTGATCCATACCCTTACTTAGCAAGCTGGGGTATTAGTCGCAGTCAATTCAAGCACGATATCGAAAACGGATTGGCCGTTGAAAAAGGCTGGAAAGAAAATTCTACTGGTTGGTGGTATGTACATTCAGATGGCTCTTATCCAAAAGAGAAATTTGAAAAGATTGACGGAACCTGGTATTATTTTGACGGCTCTGGCTATATGATCAAAGATAAGTGGAAGAAACATTCAGACGGCAAATGGTACTATTTAGACCCTTCAGGAGCCATGGCTACTGGATGGAAGAAAATCGGTGGCAAATGGTATTACTTCGATAGTGAAGGAGCCATGAAGACTGGATGGGTTAAGTATAAGGATGTATGGTACTATCTCGATGCTAAAAACGGTGACATGGTATCTAACGCATTCGTACAATCAGCAGACGGCAAAGGTTGGTATTACCTTAAACCAGATGGTTCACTTGCTGACAAGCCTGAATTCGTGGTTGAGCCAGAAGGGCTCATCACCACAAAATAAAACATAGAAAGGTTTTCAAAATTTAATTACACTAAAACCGCTGGCGTTTGCTGGCGGTTTTTTTGTTTGTTCAAAATAAAAAAGCAGCGACCGAAATCACTGCTTATCAGCTGTAGCAAATTCATAGAGCTTTTCTGCTGTTAGAAGGGCCATTTTGTCCATGCTTGTTTTTCCTTTTCTAAGGTCAGAAACAGTAGTCCACGGGACTCCAGCGCCTTGCGAAATAGCAGATGTAGACATCGAACTGTCTAATAATTCTTGAATAATTTTTCTCATACTTATTTGTCCTTTTTATTTTTTAGATAAATATATACATTGACTGCAATTATAAAAATAGCTATTGCACTAACCATTGCTTTTCCTCTTTTCATTTGATAAAATAGAGGTGTGAGGGGCTTTCGCCCCCACCTCTTGGCGTTTACCTTTTTCTTTTGCGGGATTCGGGTTTACGCTTTTTGTTTTGCCTTGCGACCGTTATAGCAGTCACCAGACTTGCGATAGCTGTTACTGTTTCAGGGATATTGTCTATCGCCTTCTCAAGTAACCTAAGCCAATCTTCTTTGTTCAACTTCCTCACCTCCTTTCCTTATCTTGATTATATTATATCACGGTACACCGAGAAAGTCAAGCATTTTGATGAAGTTTTTTTAAATTTTTTCAAAAAAATAGACCTTATCCAGAGGTCAGGGAGTTGGAGGGACACCCTCCAATGTAAACTATTAGAACTAAATTGCAGCCTTCTCAACTATACGGGCAAAGGTGAGTATGAAAATGAATACGAAGATGAATACGATTTAAAAAAATGACGAAAATCAACGGAAATGATTTTAAATAAAAATAAGCAAAAACTCAATTATTGATAAGCAACAGAAAGCATTGAAAAACATTTGTCACTTATACCATAGTTCGTGACAGTTCCCGTTTTTTTTGATAGAATCATACAGTATGCCCTTGGGCGCAAAGTAAGAACTGGGACTGTCTTTCCCAGCTTCGGAGGTAAAAAATGTCAGATTCGCCAATCAAATATCGATTGATTAAA